AAATGGCAAAAGCACCAGAACCCAGTCCTTGGGGACTAGTAATTTTTGTTGCCATATTTGCGTTTTTAATTTGGCACGGCCCATGGGAAGAACGCTGGGGCAACAAAGAACCAGAACTAAGTGATGCAATACAGCACGGTAGCATAGACTGCATGAGAGATTTGAAATATCTTACACCAACACAGTTAGAAGTGTGCATAGACATCCAATCATTCAGCAAAGGCTCCGATTATGAATAAGATAGAATGGTTAGGGGCAATAGGACTACTAATAGTGCTTGTGATAATGCTATCTGGCTGTGCTGGGTATGATATTGTTTACGAACGCGGAGAAGCATACGAACCCGTGAAGATCGCAGGAGTTTGCGGAGGACCAAAAACTGATTGGCCCTGTTTGGAACACACACCCTGCTCTAATTTGGCATTAAAAAACCAGATTATCTAAAAAAATCTGCTTGACAATATAAATAAAAGAGCACATAATGTATATGTGCTTAAGGCAAAATGCAATTAGGCATTAAGTGACATTTAACATAGGCTAAGGAGGCAATACAAATGGCATCACTCGCAGAAATACGTGCTAAACTACAAGAAGCACAAAATCGTACATCAGGTACATCAACAGGCGGCGGCGACAACGCAATTTACCCACATTGGAACATGCAAGAAGGCAAGGAAGCCGTGGTAAGATTCTTACCAGACGGCAACAGTGCTAACACATTCTTTTGGGTTGAACGTGCAATGATCAAATTACCGTTCGCAGGTATTAAAGGTGAAACTGATAACAAGCAAGTACAAGTACAAGTTCCTTGCGTTGAAATGTACAACGACGGAACGGCTTGTCCAATCCTATCAGAAGTAAGAGGTTGGTTCAAAGACAAATCATTAGAGGATATGGGACGTAAATATTGGAAAAAGCGTTCTTATATCTTCCAAGGTTTTGTAGTTGAAGATCCGCTTAAAGAAGATAGCGTTCCTGAAAATCCAATTCGTAGATTTATTATTGGACCACAAATTTTCCAAATCATCAAGGGTGCTTTAATGGATCCTGAGTTGGAAGAATTACCAACAGACTATCTAAAAGGTGTAGACTTTAGAATTAAGAAAACATCCAAAGGTGGTTATGCTGACTATTCAACATCACAATGGTCACGCAGAGAGCGTTCTTTAACTGACGAAGAAAAATCAGCAATTGATAAACATCAATTGTTTAATCTAAACGATTTCTTACCTAAGAAACCAACCGATGTTGAACTTAAGGTAATGAAGGAAATGTTTGAAGCATCAGTTAATGGCGAGGCTTATGATATGGACAAGTGGGGTCAATATTTTAAACCTGCTGGCATGAGCCAGGCAACAGGTGATCCTGTAAAACCAAAAGCAGAGCCGGTTACAACTACGGTAAAAGAAGAAGTGGAAACAGTTGAACAAACTCAAACTGCTGCTCCAGCATCTTCTGACAGTGCTAGTAGAGCCCAAGACATTTTAAAAATGATCAGAAGCAGAAACCAAGCATAATAAATTGAAGAGGGGTGCGAAGTTACTTCGCATCCCACTTTAAAAAGGAAAGGACAAGATGACAAAAGCATTTGACGTATCAAAATTTAGAAAAAGTATTACCAAGAGCATAGAAGGTCTTGGTATTGGGTTTAACGATCCAACAGATTGGGTCTCGACAGGAAATTATGCGCTTAACTATCTAATTAGTGGCGACTTCCATAAAGGAGTTCCTCTAGGTAAGGTGACCGTGTTCGCAGGTGAATCCGGTTCAGGTAAATCTTACTTCTGTTCGGCAAATATAGTAAAGGCTGCTCAAGAACAAGGCATCTTTGTGGTATTGGTTGACTCAGAAAACGCACTTGACCAACAATGGTTGGAAGCATTGGGTGTTGATTGTTCGGAAGAAAAATTACTCAAACTGAACATGTCAATGATCGATGATGTTGCTAAAACCGTATCAGAGTTCATGAAAGAATATCGTGCGATGGCAGACGAAGATCGACCAAAGGTATTATTCGTAATTGACTCACTAGGTATGCTATTGACTCCAACCGATGTCAATCAGTT